TGAGGTTATCAGCTACGACACCTACGCTATGGCTCAAACTTTACGCGATCGCTACAAGGGGCATAAAATCATCATTTACCCTGACGCGAGCGGGCAGAATAGAAAAACTAGCGCGAGCGAAACGGACGCGCAAATTTTAAGAGGCGCTGGGCATTTGGTATTCGTAAATCACTCAAATCCGGGCATTAAAGACCGCGTAAATTGCGTAAATAACCTATTTGACAAACGCCGCTTGCTCGTCAATGTCTCAAAATGCCCAAATTTGACAAAGGCGCTTGAACAGCAAGCGTGGGATAATAAGACGCAGTTGCCCGAAAAAAGCGACGCCCACCCTGCAAACGATGACTACAACGACGCGCTTGGGTATCTAATCGCGTATAAATACCCGATAGCTACGCGAGATTACCAAATCAAGGTAGTCGGCATTTAGTAGTAGAATGCAAAGAAAAAAGGCTTCTTATGGCGGTAAATGCAAAACATCCCGAATATTCTAAGAATTTAATCAAATGGCAGCTAATGCGCGATGCGCTAGCGGGCGAGGTAGCAAAAGAAAAATACGTGCCTAAATTAAGCGATCAAGAAGAGGACGAATACAGCGCTTACGTGGGACGCGCGGAGTTTTACAATGCGACGGCCAGAACGCAGGTTGCGCTAACTGGGCTACTGTTTGCCAAGCCGCCAAAAGTAGAGTTGCCCGAAGCGTTAAAGATCATAGCCGAAAATGTGAGCTTAGATGACGATACGCTAGAAGCCCTTGCTAAAAACATTGCCGACGAGTGCCTAAGCGTGGGGCGTTGCGGCGTGCTCGTGGATCTGCCTAGCGTTGAAAAAGCGGATTATTCCAAGCTGGAAGCCGAGCGGCTAAATTTAAGAGCTTACGCCACGCTCTATAAGGCCGAAAATATCATCAACTGGAAAACCGCGAAAATAAACGGCTCAAACGTTACGTCGCTCGTGGTGCTTGCTGAAACTTACGCCGAGCCGACGGACGATGAGTTTGTAGACAAGATAAAAACGCGCTACCGAGTGCTTGATTTACACGAGGGCTACTACCGCCAAAGAGTATTTAGCGAAACCAAGGCGGGGAATTTTGAAGTAGTAAGCGAAATTTATCCGAGCGCAAACGGGCAAAAGCTTGCGTATCTACCGTTTACGTTTTTTAACGTGAATGATTTAAAAACGGCTGTAGAAAAGCCGCCTTTGCTTGATCTAGCAAAGGTTAATATCAGCCATTTTAGAAGCGAGGTTGATTTAGAACACGGCACGCACTTTACGGCGCTACCTACGCCTTACGTCACGGGCTATCAAGGCGAGAGTAGCGAAAAGCTAAAAATAGGCTCTACCGCCGTTTGGGTAATAAACGATCCGAGCGCAAAGGTCGGCTTTTTAGAATTTAGCGGCGCGGGGCTATCTACGCTTGAAAACCGTATTGCGGTAAAAGAAAAAAGGATGTCGATTTTGGGCGCACGCCTGCTGCTAGACGAGAAAAAGACGGCGGAGGCTACCGAAACGCTGCAAATGCGAAAGAGCGGCGAAAATGCGGTATTAACTAGCGTAGCCTCGACGATTAGCGAGGGTATAGTATCGTTTTTAAAAGACATTGCCTTTTTCGAGAATATCGCGAGCGAGAATTTAATATACGAGATAAATACCGACTATAACCTAGCAATGATTGAACCGCAACTATTAGCCCAAATCATAGCCGGCATTCAAAGCGGGAATATTCCAAACGAAGTGCTTTACGACGCACTGCTAAAAGGCGAGCTAATGCCTAAGACTATACAAAGCTATGAGGACTATCAAGCTAAGCTGGAACAAGCCGCACCGCAGGTGACGCCGAGCGATGAAGCCGTTTAATCAACTTATAGCCGAGCTTGAAGTAGCGCGCTCTCTTTTGCACGAGCGGATAAAAAACGGGCTAAGTAAAAAGGTAGCTAAATTTTACGATGAGATGATTGCGGATTTGCAGGCTCAAATTTTAAAAAAGAAAAATATAACGAATAATTTAGCCCAAACGATAAGCGATCTAAAACAAAGCCTAAAAACGCCCGATCTGCGTAAAGATTTTTTAACGCTAGCGCAAAACGAGCAAGACCATCTACTAAACTACAACGAGCTAGCAGGTTTTAATCTGTTTTCTAGCGTATTGCCAGAGAGTAGCATCGAGCGGCTAGTAGATAGCGCGCAACTAGAGGGCGCTACCGTTAAAGCGTGGAACAACGGGCTAAACGCCGATCAGAAAAAGAGACTAGAGCGCGAGCTAAAGATAGGCGTGAGCTTAGGCGAGACGACGCCGATGCTAGCGCAAAGAATAGCGCACGTTTTAGAGAAAAATAAACGTGACGCTACCGCTATCGCTCTAACCGGAGCGGGCGCAATAGTAAGCGAAATTCGTCAAGCCTTTTTTGAGGCAAACGACGACGTCATAAAATGTTACAAATATCAAGCCACGCTAGATACTCGCACGTCAGAACTATGCAGAGCCTACGACGGGCTAATATGGGATAAAGACTACAAACCTATCGGGCATAATTTTCCGTTTCGCAAGCCCCGCGTAAATACTCATTTTAATTGTCGTAGCACCATAATACCCGTAACTAAAAGCTGGGATGAGCTAGGCGTCGAGGGGATGGACGAAGCAGGCGGTCGCACAAGGTCAAGCATGAACGGCTACGTGCCGCAGGATATGACGTTTAACGACTGGCTAAAAACCCAAAGCCCCGAAACGATAGAAAAGACGCTAGGTAAAGGCAAAGCCGAGCTATTTATGCAAGGCAAGATCACTATGCGCGATTTAATAACGCAGCAGGGGCGAAGTTTGGATTTAAGCGAGCTCGTAAAAAGAAAGGGGTTAAACGAGTATAGCAGCGCTCGCTCGTTTAGCTATAAGGTGCCAAAAGAGTTTAAAGAAGCGATAGGACTAAAAGTAGATAGGATTTTTGGCAGCGAAACGCATCTTTATTCTTTGCATAAGGGAATGTTTAAAGGCAGGGCTGAAATTTCTCAGACGGTAGGCGATATTTTACAGGGTTTTGAATTTAAAAAAGACGCCAAAAGAAACGGGAGCGTAATTCTAGGCAAAGCAATAAGCGACAAAAAGATGATCGACATAGGAATAAATTTAAAAGACGGCGTTATCTTTCACTTAAATAAGAAAAAATGGGATAAATCTATGAAAGAAGCGAGAAGCAAGCGGTAGAGCCACCTTCCTCTACACAGGGAAACCCCGGGCAGGCTATGCTGGGTCGTTATCGATTTTGACCGTTCGCTTGCTTCGTTGCCGTCATTATACCATATTTTTTTACCAAACCAACCCCATTTAAAATTTAAGTTACTATTCTATCAAAGGCCGTGCCTTAAATTTAACTCTCGTGGAGGATAGAATGGATATTGAGGAGCTAAAAAAGCAAGTTAGTGATTTGCAAGCAGAAAAAGAAGCGATGAATGCTAAAAACAAAGAGCTTTTAAGCGAGGTAAAAAAGCTAAAAGCGAAAAATAGCGACGCGGTGGAGGCCGAGAAATACGCCGAGCTTGAAGCTAAATACGACGAACTAAAAGCAGAGAACGACAAGCTCGCTAAAAAATACGATACCGATACGAAAAAGCTAAACGCCGATCTAGCTAGCGCTAACGGCTCGCTAAATAAGTATCTAATCGACGCAGGGCTAAGCGATAATCTCGCAAAAGCGGGCGTAAAGGCGGAGTTTTTAGAAGCGGCCAAAGCTCTTTTGCGCGGTAATGCCAGCCTAAAAGACGATAAGGGCGAGCTAAAAGCGTATATCGCGGATAAGCCTATAAGCGAATTCGTGAGCGAATGGGCGCAAAAAGACGGTAAAGCTTTTATAGCCGCGCCTCAGGGTCAAGGCGGAGGAGCTAGCGGAGGCGGCGGTAACGTAAATATCGGCGCTAAATGGGGCGGCACTCGCGAGGAGCGAATAGTCGCGATAAAAGAGAAATTTAATTTAAAGGAATGAAAATATGGCACTAAGCGACATGAAGGTATTTTCCGAATACCTAGCAGGCACTACAATCGAGACGCTAAGTCAAGACATCGAGAAATTTAACGCGGCTAGCGGCGGCACGATAATTCTAAACGCGCAGGGCATAGACGGCGATTTTATGCAAGAGAGCTTTTTTAGAGGCATCCATTCCGCGCAGCGCAGGGTAGATAGATACGCGGCCAACGCGGCGGCTACGGCTACGACCCTAAGACAAGAGCAAGATAACGCCGTTAAAGTAGCGGGGGGATTTGGCCCGGTAGTGTTTGAGCCGGGGCAGCTAACGTGGATAAAAAAAGACCCGTCCGTAGCTCTTGAAGTGATTTCAAGAAATATGAGCGAGGCGATGATAAGCGATATGCTAAATACGGCCATCTCCGCACTCGTAGGCGCTATCGGCAATAACGCGGGCGTAGTAAATGACGTAAGCGCAAGCGGCGGCATAAACCAAGCCAACCTAAACAACGCGTATGCTAAATTCGGCGATAGAAGCGCGGCCATAACGGCTAATATAATGAGAGGCGCGGTATTTCATAAGCTAATCGGGCAAAATTTAGCAAACGCCGCACAGCTATTTAAGGCCGAAAACGTGCTTGTAGTTGAGATTTTAGGACGCCGCGTAGTAGTAACGGATGCGCCGGCTCTGTATAAAGCGGGAACACCGAATAAAGACTACGTTTTGGCGCTAACAACCGGCGCTGCGGTAGTAAGCGACGCGGGCGATCTAATCACGAATATTCAGACCAACAACGGCAAAGAGCGCATAGAAACGACCTATCAGGCTGATTATACATTCGGGTTGTCGCTCAAAGGCTATTCTTGGGACACGGCAAACGGCGGCAAAAGCCCGGATAACGCAAAAATAGGTACCGGCACGAACTGGGATAAGATCGCGGCTAGCGATAAAGATACCGCGGGCGTGCTACTAATAGGCGATGCGGCCAAGAATTAGGAGGTGAAAAATGTCTAAAATTTGGTATGTAGAATTCCCGACGTTTCAGTATAACGAGGATGTTAAAGCCCTAGCCAAAGAGCGGGGGCTAACAATCATCGACGCTAAATTCGATGAGGGCGACGGGATAAAAGATCCGCCCGAGCTGACGCTAAAAGGCGACGAAGCGAAGCCGAAAAAGACAAAGAAAGACGATAAGGGCGAATAATGCTAATCGTCGAGGACGGCACGGGACTATCTAATGCTAACGCTTACGTTTCGGTAGAGTTTGCCGATGAGTATTTTTCGGCACGCGGCAATCAAACGTGGGTGGGGCTAGATAATGCAGCCAAAGAGGCGACTATTATCAAGGCGACGGATTATTTAGAGGCGGTGTATTTTGATAAATGGCAAGGCGAGAGACTAAAAAGCGATCAGGCTTTGAGCTTCCCGCGCTCGCGGTTTGGAATGCCTGCCAAATTTAAATCCGCCGTTTGCGAGCTGGCTATAAGAGCAAACGCAGGCGAGCTAATGAGCGACGTCGAGCGGCTAACCACCAAAGAAAAAGTAGGCAGTATCGAGGTGGAATACGCGCAAAATGCAGACCCTGCTACCAAATACGCTTACGTAGCTAGCCTTTTGAAGCTGTTTTTAAAACCCGCAAACGCAATGGTAATGAGGCTAGAGCGATGCTAAATGAAAAAGCTAAAAATACGGCGTTTAAATTGCTTGAAAAATTCGGCAAAGTAGGTACGTATAAACGCAAAAGCGGGCAAATTTACGACCCCGAAACGGGCGGAATGACCGAACAGATAAGCGAATACAAAGTAAAGGCGTATATCGATAGCATAAAAAGCTATTTAGCGCCGATAGAGCGCGGATTAATAAACGAGGGTAACGTCGTGATTTTGATAGCCGCTAAATCTTTGCCTTTTATGCCGCAAAACAACGACGCGATAGAGTTTCCTCACTGCTCCTATACCATCAAATACAACGACGCGGTATGGGGCGGCGAGGACGTAGTGCTGCATCAACTAATCGGAGTTGCAAAATGATTGATAGACAGATAGAGCGTTTTAGTGCAAAGGCGCAAGAAAAAGCGCTAAAAATCTTTAAAAAATCAATCATCGACCTAACCTCGGACATCATCAGCGACACGCCCGTGGATACGGGCAGGCTAAAAAATAATTGGTTTCCTAGTGTCGGTGCGGTAAGTACAGAGACAACAGAAGCGACCGCAAATGAAGCGGGCGATCGAGCGGAAAAATGCGCACAAAATGAGCTAGCGCTAGATAAAACCTTTTACTTTACCAATAACTTGCCTTATGCTTTTCGCATAGAATTTGAGGGGTGGAGTAAGGTAAAAGCCCCGCAAGGTATGGTAAGGCGCAATGCTATCCGCTGGAAACAAATCGTAAAAAGGGCGGCTAATGCTACAAATTAGGCAGGCTTTAGAAAAAGCGGTTTTAGCTGTTACTCCCGCCATTGATACGGCTTTTGAAAATACGACGTTTAAGCCAAGGGCGGGCGAGCCTTACCAACAACTACATTTTTTACCCGCCAAACCAAACACTGCGGTAATTGATGATAGTATTGCGGAAATTGACGGCGTGTTTCAAATTACTTTACGTTATCCCGCGGGCAAAGGCGTTAAAGACGTTTTAGAGCGCGCGAAGCTTTACGAAAAAGCTTTTAAAGTAGGCGTAAAGCTAGAAAATGAGGTTTTTATTACCGCTCCGACGAGCGTTAATATTTTAGGCGTTGACGGCGATCGCTACGGCGTGGCCGTTTCTATTTATTTTAAATCTTATAAGGAGTGAAAATGGCGGCAGAGCTAAAAGTAACCGATAGCCAAAATACAAAATTTTATATTTGTAACATGGGCGTGGATTTGGGCGACGCGGCAAAGATAAAAACTGCGCTAACGTCGGCAAAGCGCGTGGCGTTTATAGAGGAGATAGGCGAGTTTACTAAAACGCGCACTACGAACGAATACCAATGTATAGACGAGGACGCGGTAGCGGTGTCTCAAGGTGCGGTAAGCTACAGTGAGACCGAGCTAAAACTATTTTATGCGGCTGGGCAAGATAACGGCGTAAAAGAGCTTACCGAGATGTTTAACAAGAAACTACGAAAGCAATTTATCATCGTGGGTAGCGACGAGCCTGCGACGGGAGCGAATAAAAACCCGACCTACATCACGGGCGAATTTATCAACGTAAAAACCGGCGCTACGATAGCCGCAAACGATGTAGTGAGAATTTCCGCGACCATTAAGATAACGCGCCTAGACGACATCATAGAGGCCAAGGGGGTGTAAGTTATGGATTTAAAGAATTTCGATATAAGCAACGGCGAAACGGGTGTCGAGCTAACCATCCTCGATCTTGATAACAAACCGACCGACATCAAAATCAAAGTGCTAAGTTTTCACGGCAAAAAAGGACGCGAGGTATTTATGAACGCCGTAAAAGAAAATAAAGGCGCCAAACAAAGCACGCTAGAGGTTATGGTAGGGCTCACGGTAGGCTGGAGCGGTATTAGCGAAAACGGCAAAGAACTAAAATTTAGCCCCGACGAAGCTAGGAGAATTTACGAAACCTATCCGCTAATCGCTAATCAAGTAGAGCGTTTCGTGGAGAATGCGAGAAATTTTTTAAAAAAGTAAGCGACGAGCTCGCGCTATACGTTAGGCAGCTAGCTTACTATGCTAAAACGGAAATTAGCGAGCGCGAGTTTCCGCCTGTAACCCAAGGACGGCATTTATTATACGCCCTTGACGAGTTGGGGTATTGTAAAAATAGCGGATTCGGTGCGGTAGCCTTGAATTTTAATGATATCAAAAACTATACCGAGCTAACGGGCGATAAATTTAACTGGTGGGAAATATCGGTTTTACGTAATTTAAGTCGTATCTACGCCGCCGAAATAAATAGCGACGACAAACGAGCCTATGCGCCATACCAAGGCGAATTTAACCCGAAATCTTTTTCATCTATCAAAGCAAAATTTACGAAGTAGTCTTTTAAGATATTGCCCGTTTTACCAAAACAGGGTAATATCTTAATATAGTTTAATTTAACATTCAGGTTACTTTTTGTAAAATTACAGACTTTGAATATCAAAAAACATCTAATATTAAT